CAGGCCGAAGAAGGCAATACAGACGATTTAATGATGTGTTTAGTAATATTTGGTTGGTTATCTAATCAGCCTTTTTTCAAGGAGATGACTGATACAAACGCAAGACAAATGTTATATGAAGAACAACAAGCCTTAATTGAGCAAGATATGGCACCATTCGGGTTTGTTGATGACGGTGTACCAGACCACGAAAAACCGGAGGTAGATGAATTTGGGACAGTATGGCATCCTGTGGTTCGTAAAGGTCTGTAATTCCGGTATATTATAAATATCAGTAAGGTTGAATTTTGAATATGGGCATAAGAAAACTTATGAGTATTGAATATTTAATAATAATTAGCTAATTAAAAGGAGAAACCTAAATGGCATTTCAAGTATCACCAGGTGTTCTCGTACAGGAAAAAGACCTTACTAGAATTATACCAGCCGTTTCTACATCTATAGGTGCAGTTGCTATCCAAGCAACACAAGGACCTTTAGACGAAGTGACTAGTATTTCTAGCGAACAAGAATTAGTTTCAACATTTGGAAAACCTGACTCAACAACATTTGAGGGATTTTTCACTGCTGCTAACTTCTTAGCATATTCTAATTCTTTGAGGGTTGTTCGTGTGCAGAATTCATCTGTATCAAACGCAACTGAATCAGGTTCAGCGTTTGTAATAAAAAATACTACTGACTACCAAAACAATTATGCTGACGGTTCTGCTTCTGTAGGTTTGTGGGCGGCTAGAACAGCTGGCGCATGGGGAAACAATTTACAAATTGAATCATGTCCATCTGCTACTGCTTACGAAGAAACTAACAAGACAACTGTAAATGACAGCTCAACTGCTGTTGGAGATACAGTTGTTACAGTTACATCAGGAACAGGAATAAGTGCAGGAGACATTGTAAATTTTGGTGACCAGTACGAATACAGAGTTATTAGTGTATCAACTAATGACTTAACTATTGTTAGAAAAGAAGAGCCAGCATATTTCGTTGCTTCAGATTCTTCAGGCTTACACGCAGTTATAACTAACGGCGCTCAAGTAAGAAGAAGATGGAGACATTACGACTTGTTTGACAAAGCACCAGGAACTTCACCATATGCACAAGCAAACGGTGGTTCTAATGACGAGTTACACATTGTTGTACTAGACGAAGATGGTGGTATTTCTGGAGTAAAAGGTGACATACTAGAGACATTTGCTGCTGTATCAAAAGGTTCAGACGCAAAAACACCTCAAGGTGGAACTAATTACTATCCAGATGTAATCTACAATCAATCAAAATACATCTATTGGATGGACCACAACGCTTCAGGTACAAACTGGGGTAGTGCAGTATCAGGAACAACTTTTACAGATGTTACTGCTGTAAGTGCAGTATCATTACAAAGTGGTGCTGATGGTTCAGCTGCTACAACAGCTCAAAAATTATCTGCTTATGATAAATTTAAAGACGCTGAAACAGTTGATGTTGGTCTAATCATGGCTGGTAACGGTGACGCTACACACATTGATAACTTAATTACAGTTGCAGAAAACAGAAAAGACGCAGTTGTATTTGCTTCTCCAGAGAGAAGTGATGTTGTTAATGTTGCTGACGAAAACACACAAAAAGATAATGTAATTGGATTCTTTAACGGTATCCGTTCATCTTCTTATGTTGTGTTTGATAGTGGTTACAAATATCAGTACGACAGATACAATGATGTTTACAGATATGTACCTTTAAACGGTGACATAGCAGGTTTAGCTGCAAGAACAGACCTAGTAGCAGACAGTTGGTTTTCACCAGCAGGTCTTAACAGAGGTATTGTTAGAGGCGCAGTTAAATTAGCATTTAATCCACAAAAATCTCATAGAGATGAATTATACAGAGCTAGAGTAAATCCTGTGGCAACATTCCCAGGACAAGGTACTGTATTATTCGGAGATAAAACTGGTTTATCTGCTCCTTCAGCATTTGATAGAATCAATGTTAGAAGACTGTTCATCACTTTAGAGAAGGCAATCGCTACTGCTTCTAAATTCCAACTCTTTGAATTCAATGATGAGTTTACAAGAGCTAACTTTAGAAACATTGTAGAACCTTTTTTAAGAGAAGTACAAGGTAGACGAGGTATCACAGACTTTTTAGTAGTTTGTGATGAAACAAATAACACAGGTGAAGTAATTGATAGAAATGAATTCATAGCAGAAATCTTTGTGAAGCCTGCTAGAAGCATTAACTTCATTACTTTACAATTTATCGCAACACGAACTGGCGTCTCTTTTGACGAAGTTGCAGGTTAAGGTAGAGGAGAAATAAAATGGCAAACATTAACGACTTCAAAGCTAAACTTGCAGGCGGCGGCGCAAGACCCAATCAGTTTAAGGTAACTATGCCTTTTCCTGGTTACTCGCAAGTTGGTGGAGAGATAGAAGAGCTAGCGTTCTTATGTAAAACTACACAGTTACCGGCAATGACAGTACCGTCATTTACGGTTCCTTTCAGAGGTAGACAAATTAAGATTGCTGGTGATAGAACATATGCTGATTGGACAATTAGTGTACTAAATGATACAAATTTCAAATTAAGAAACGCATTTGAAAGATGGTCAAATGGTATTAATAACTCAACAGACGGTGAAGGCTTAACTAATCCAGCGGATTATCAAGTTGACGCATTTGTTGACCAATTAGATAGAAACGGTGCAACGATTAAGTCTTACACTTTAAGAGGTGTATTCCCGACTGAAATCGCTGCTATTGAGTTGGACTATGGTACAAATGACGCTATCGAAGAATTTGGCGTAACATTTGCTTACCAATACTTTGAAAGTAATACTACTACATAGTATATAAATATATTGTAGTAAATACAAAGGAATAATATTATGGCGGAACTATTTGGATTTTCTATCACTCGTTCTAAAAAAACGACGGATCCAAAACAAGCTTTTACACAGCCTCAAGCGGATGATGGTACACAAACCATCGCCGCTGGGGGTTATTTTGGTCAGTACCTTGACATGGAAGGTACTGCTAAAACAGAGCAGGACTTAATCCGAAGATATAGAGAAATAGCGTTACACCCCGAGTGCGACATGGCAATTGAGGATATTGTCAATGAAGCAGTTGTGTCTAATGAACTTAAAGACGCTATTAGACTTAAATTGGATAATGTTCAATTTGGAAACGAAATTAAACGAAAGATAGAGGACGAATTTCAAGAAGTATTAAGGTTGATGAACTTTAATACCAAAGGGCATGATATCTTTAGAAGATGGTATGTTGATGGTAGAGTTTACTATCATAAAGTTATTGATAGAGAATCACCAAGAAAAGGTATTACAGAGTTAAGATACATTGACCCTAGAAAAATCAAGAAAGTTAGAGAAGTAAGAAAGAAAAGACCTGACGGTCCTACTCCTCACGGTTTAAGTATCGTAGATGAGTTTGAAGAGTATTACTTATTCAACGAAAAAGGAATTGCAGGCACAACATCTGGTGGTATCAAGATTGCTCCAGATACAATTTCGTTTGTGCCATCTGGTTTAGTTGACCAAAACAAAAATATGATTTTGTCATATTTACACAAGGCAATTAAACCTGTTAATCAATTAAGAATGATTGAAGACGCTACTGTAATTTACAGAATCGCAAGAGCGCCTGAAAGGAGAATATTTAAGATTGATGTAGGTAATTTACCGAAAGTTAAAGCTGAACAATACTTACGAGATGTTATGGCAAGATATAGAAATAAACTTGTCTATGACGCAAGTACAGGTGAAATCAGAGATGACAGAAACTATATGTCTATGTTAGAAGACTTTTGGTTACCAAGTAGAGAAGGTGGTAGAGGTACAGATATTACTACACTACCTGGCGGACAAAATCTTGGAGAAATATCTGACATTGAATACTTTAGAGCTAAACTATATCGTTCATTGAATGTACCAGCAAGTAGATTAGAAGCAAGTCAAGGTTTCAATCTAGGTAGAAGTACCGAGATTACTAGAGACGAACTTAAATTTACAAAGTTTGTACAAAGGTTGAGAAAAAAGTTTACAGAGTTATTTAATGACATTTTAAAAACACAACTAATACTTAAAGCTGTTATCACGGAAGAAGACTGGTTTACTTTAAGAGATGGTTTGCAATATGACTTTTTACAAGACGGACACTTTGCAGAATTAAAAGAGTCTGAAATGTTAATGGAAAGATTGAGAGTTGCAGACTCTATGAGAGACTATGTTGGTAAATATTTTTCAGTTGAATATGTAAGAAAGAATGTATTACGACAAACTGAAAGAGATATTGCAGATATTGATAAACAGATTAAGAAAGAAATTGATGACGGTATTATCGCAATGCCAGACGCAGGCGAATATACTAGAGAAATCAAATAGGAGAAATTAAATGAGTGAACATATTAAGAAATTCGTTGACGATTTATCAGTAGGTAATAATGCTGAAGCAGGTGAGGCTTTTAAAGACGCTTTAAGAGCTAAAGTTGCAGACTCTTTAGACCAGGCAAGAGTTGATATTGCAGGTAAAATTTTTAGTGATGTTGAACCACAACCTCACAGCGACCCAAAACCGGCAGTAACAGACCCTAATCCTGAGACAGATGTTTTGATTGATACACAAGGTCAAGAAATACAATTTGAACCTAATGGTAACGAACAACCAACACCTGAACAAGAAGTACCAGCAGAGGCACCGGTAAATGATGAGAGTCAGCCAACTACTTAAACCAAATGTAGTTGACACTACAGTTTTTAATCAGTTACCACCTAAACATAAAGAGGTGGTAAATGATTTTTTTGGACAAGTAGATTATGAAAATAATGATGTTGTAAAAGAAGTTGAAACAACTATAGATAAAGTTTCAACAAAACATAATGTAAATACAGAGGTATTGTATAATTACATTAACAACGAAACAGGAGTATAAACATGGCATGGGTAGATGTACCAGGTTCAAACGAAGTTTGGCAATATGAAAATTCTGCTACAGCAGCTAATACATATTCTGATTCAGCTGCAGGTGCTAATTCTGTTATCTCTGGTGGTATAAGAACTTATACAAAACCAGGTACAAGTGATACAGTAAAGGTTTATATTAGAACTAGAAAAAAAGGTGAAACAACTGAGCGTGGTGAATTGAGTAAAACTTATTATGACAATCAGTAATACAAATTTAGTTGATGATAATTTTAAGGTAATTAATAAAATTACTGGTGCTCGTAATGAGGACGAGAAGTTAATTGAACTTGATAATTTAAAAGGTTCAACAAACGACT